TCTAATATAAGTTTTTTAATTGACCTTGATCCATCGATGTTAGACTCGAGTTCTGCCATCGACTTGATGCACTGGTACTTGACTTTGCTATCAGATTTTAATTGACGTTTAGCTACACGTGCTCCTTTCAAACATTCGCTCATTGTTGTCTGGATACGTGCCTCCTTAATCTCTCCGTTAATAATCATAAGTAGGGCTATTACTAATTCTGTCATTAATGTGCTCCGTTTCCGTTTGCTCTTACTTTATCTTTTAAATCTTCAATGTCTTGTAATGCTTTGTCCAATTGTTCTCTTAAAAATTCTATGTTAACTTTGTTGGTCATATTCATTTCTTGAGTTTGTTCCATTTTTTCTACGGACTTGTACAAATCTTCAATTAAAAAATGTTGCTCTTGATCCGTGGGCACTTGTTCAGATTTTTTAAGTAAATCATTTTCAAACAACTCACGTGATGTCTCTAACGATACTAATCTTGCCGTCAACTCCGTGTATGCGAATACGCCCATTGCAACTAAAATTATTAGGGAGGCTACGGTCTTCATCGGCATTTGTACAGCAGCTGATTCCGATATGTTTAATGGTTTATTACTCATTTCTTTTTCCTCATGTAATGATCCCCAGGTTCATAGTTCCATCGTTTTCCATGGTGTCCTCTTATATCTGCATACCACATTCTTAATCGGACGATCCACTTTCGGACCGGCCTAGGCATCCTTTTTCTTTTTTTTACATTTACACCTTGGTGCAAATAAATTTTCTACCCACGCTATAGAATTATCTAAAAAAACACAAAATTTTATAATATATTTATCTATCATCTAGGGTCTTTCCATTCTATTTTCTTTTTATCTTTGGCTTGTTCTTTTTTTGTAGCTTTATCTACTGCTTCCATTTCTTTTGTAATTCTTTTTTGTTCAGCTTCATCAGCTTTTTTTCTATCTTCCATACGTTTTACGTATGTATCATAATCTGGTCTTTCATGATCATACTTACCCCATAATTGTTTAGCTTCTTTACCAATCTTACCATCTATTGGACATGGTGTGCCTGCTTGAATCATTGATTCAAACACTCTTTCGTCTTGACAAAGTATGGCTACAGCTGCAACTTTCATACCAAAATCGTTAAGTATTCTTGCTAATTTTAATCTTTCACAATTCTTGTCTATTGTGTGTTTACCACCACTTACACCTAAACCAAATGTTTGAACTCCAAGAGATATACCTACAGCACAAACATCTTGTGTCATAGAGTTGTATGATGGTGCACTAGAACTTGGTGGTGCAGATTTTACGTTAGAGTTTGTTGTACTGTTTGTTGTGCTATTAGAACTTGACCCAGACTGATACGTTGTTGTAGCAGTTGATGTATAACCGCCTTCAATAGCTGTATTAGATCCTGATGTGTTTGTTTGTGTAGATCCACTATACGCAGGTCCACCACAAAAAGCTAAAAGAGTTAACAAAAGTATTAGAACCCCTGTAAAATAATAATTATTTTCTACAGTTTTAGTTCTCATTTTTTTTCTCAATCTTCGAATCTTTACATTCACAGCCTTCACAAGTACACACTCCGTATTCATCTGCATGTAGTTCATTATCTTCGCCACAATGGCAAGGATGATGACACTCATTACAGAATTGTCCTAATGTCATTTTAGGTAAAGTATTATTATTGATGCAACTATTGCGCATCTGTAAATTAGAATTATTCTATTATTAGGTAATTCTATTGTTTTTAAAATATTTTTAATCATGTTTTTTCTCCTCAATTTCGTAAAAGAAATCGTCAGTATCGGCAGTTTGCCACTTACCTGTGTCCTCTACGTTCCATTCTGATGTTTGCACTTTCCACTTAGGAGTCTCGTCTTTGACCGTAAATGACGGTAAATTCCATATTATCCTGTTATTTGGCTGTGCTGCATAGTTGCCATCATCTAAGGCAAGTATGTGAGCGCACTTATGTTCGTGCGGTATTTCCGAGTGTTCGGTATCTAATATATTAGACTCTGGGTGTGCAAAGTCAACAGTAAATAAGTATTTACCGTGATGCCATTGTTTGTCTTTACCTATATATTTTCCAGATGTGCCTTGTATTATATCCCAACTAGTAACAGCAGGATAATAACTAAAACAATTCCAAAGCTGAAGTTCATCAAGTCTACGTTTAGGAACATCTTCTTGTCTAAAACCCCTCTGTATGAAGGCAGATATCGGGAGACGATAAAAGATAGCCCCGTTCTCCATAATCGCATGAAATAAAATAGCACTTCCAGCAATAGATGATATGCCGAATACAATGCAGTCTTCGACTTCTCCATGATGTTTTTTAAGATCATATAAATACTCCCTTCTTATTTGTGCATATGTTGCGGGTATATTTGCATTTAAGTAAGCCATAGTCAATCCTCATTTTATATCTCCCCAGTTCTTACCAAATTCATAATCCACTTTGTTTGGTATTTCTAATTCAACTGCGGATTCCATAATCTCTTTTATACGTTTAGCTTTTATATCATCTTCCACAGATATATCTAGTTCATCATGCACTTGTATGTGTGCAACAATGCCCTCCTTATATAGTTCTAACATAGATTTTTTTGTCATATCTGCAGCACTACCTTGAATTAATTTGTTCAAAGCTTTGTAAGTATAAGCACGCTTGATACTTGCTCCATGTTCCTGTCTAGCCTGATCAAAAGGTAACGCCTTGTGCATACCAAACTTACTGGGTTCCCATAAGTGAAACCTGCATAATCTACCAAGTAAAGTTCTTATTTGTCCACGTTGTTGCGCTCTATTTGATACAGAGTTCATTAATGATTTTACGAATGGAACTCTCTCATGATAAATTGTAAATAGTTCATCTGCTTTTTCTTTAGATACTCCTAGCTCTGCTTGTAGCTTTGCTTTACCCATACCATAAAATAATCCAAGATTAATTGTTTTAGCTTGACTTCTTGGTATGTCCGCCATCTTTGCAACGACAGTATGAAAGTCTGCATCATCATGCATGTAAGAATCTTTAACACTAAAGACACTTGTATCTTGATCAAGGGATGCGTAGTGAACTACTAGTCTTGGTTCTTGTTGACTATAGTCAAAGCATCCCCACTCGCAACCAGACTCAGGTATAAAGAGGGATCTGATCAATGGACCCAAATCTTTGTTGCGGGCAGGAATTTGTTGTAAGTTAGGATTAGAGTAACTAAATCTACCAGTTACTGTTCCTCCTGTATCCGATCTAATTTGATTTATATCGGCATGTATTCTACCATTATGTTCGTGTTTTATAATAGTATCTATGAATGTTGTATGTGCCTTGTTTATTTCTCTAGCCTTTGATATACATTGCACTAAAGGATGTTCATGAGTGGAGAGAAAGTTTTTAGTAAAAGAAGGTGCTTGTGTTTTTAAAGTTCTCTCGTATTCTAAATTTAATTTATCAAACACTTTCGCAATCGATCTTGCAGCCCATATTTGAACGTCTACTTGTGTTTCTTTATGTACTTGTTGTAGCAATTGTTTTTCTTGTTCAGCTAACTGCTGCTTTAATGTGTGAGCTTTTTGAACGTCTACTCTTACTCCTAAAAAACGCATATCAACCAAACAAGGAAAAAGATCGGTTTCCAAATCAAAAATAGATTTTAAGTCTTGGTCTTTTATTTCTTTCTGCATGGTTTTCCATAAACCTAAAGTCAACTCTGCATCACGTTCAGCATAATTACCAACATACATTGCAGGCATCTTCCACATGTCAGCTTTAGGATCCACACCCCATTCTTTTGCAGCGTTGTTTAATTCTGTTTCGTTTTTACCTTGACTTAAATAATCCCAACCCAGTGATCCAAGATCATATCTAAATCTATTTTCATTTACGAGTGATGCTGCAATCATCGTATCAACTATTCGACCATTAATTTTTATACCCATGGCTCTAATCCATGACACATCATACATGGCATTGTGAAATATTTTTGTAGAAGTAGTTTTACAAATGTCTGTAAACCATTGAATTACTTTACTTTTTTCTAGATTACCACCACCTTCATGATCGAATGGAAAGTATCCAGAGTAGCCATCTGTTGCAACTGCAATACCTACGACCTTACCCTTACCAATCACAGAACCAGATCCCATGGTTTTTAAATCTGGGTCATGTGTTTCTAAGTCAATTGCAATCTCTTCACAAAATCTTAGATCCGGAAACTCTTTGGGTTTAACCCATTCCGTTTGTGCCTTAAATATCATTTATAATCTCTTTCAATTATCATTTCTAAATAATGTATGGCTTTCAATATGTCATCCTTTTTCCCCTTGTGCGGGTGTCTGCATATGTACTTTATAGCGTTACCCTCTGCAAAAAGCAACTTATTATCATTTATAAACTTAGAGGGCTGTATTTTAAAACTGATGTAATGTGCACCAGAAATTTGTTTGTCATATGCACTCATAATTTAAACTCCTTAGATTTATTTTGTGATTTTATTAAATATAAATTTTTCATAGTCCGTGTAATACCCACATACCAAACTCTGTATTCTTCATCTTGTTTAGCTGCAGATTTTTTTGCTCCTTTAATTGTGTTTGCTGTTTCATTTAAAAATAATACTACGTTTGTGGCCTCACCACCTTTTGCTCCATGTATTGTTGACACTTTTATTCTTGCATCCTCTGTAGGATTCTCACCATTTAATAGTAATAACTTCATGTAAGTTATTTGACTGTCTGTTAGTTTGTTAAATACATCATACCATTTTAAAGATAAGTTCATCGAACCTTCTATTCTCTCTCTAATTCTTTGTACTTGTATCTCTGGTAGCTCTATCTTTTTTTGTAACTTAGACCAGTTCTGTATGTCTTCGTATAAACTCTTACCTATACTATTACCTTGTGCAGTATTAAAAAAGAAACCTTTCTTTTTTAAAAAAGTAATAACAGGTTTTAATAATGATTTAGTTCTTGTTAAAATTAACCAATCACCTTTTGACATGTCTATGTCAGATAGTTTATATCTTTCAAAAATTTCTCCAGATTCAGCCTTTGGAAAATACTCTTTGTCAATCCTATTTTCTTGTATTCTATCAATGACATCTAATGCTTTTTTCTGTATAATAGTTGGCACTCTTTCTGATTGTTTTAGAGGTATCTCCTGCGCCTCCCAGTTTATAAAAGAATCTACATCTGCACCAGCCCAACCAAAGATAGCTTGGTCATCATCTCCTGCAACCCATACATCACAATTTGTATCTTTCTCAATCTTTTTTATCATAGACCATTGTATTAAAGATAGATCCTGCGCCTCATCTACAAAGATAACATCAAACTTAGGTGAAACACCTTTATCTAAAAACTTTTGTATCATGTCAGTAAAATCAATCAGACCAAATACTTTCTTATAGCTATTTATCTCTTGTTCTATGGCATCTAGTTTATCTCGTTCTATTCTTGATAGGTGTTCGTTTCTATCTAATTGATCCATGACAGATATCTCTCTGACTCTTGCAAGGTTTATCATGCTTAAATATTCACTGTCAGATGAAAAGATACCGTTCCAGTTATTGGTTTCATATGATGCATACTTTATTTGTATGCCACAAGTCTCACCTATTACTTTATAGTTTAGTTCTTGCATGACGTTTTCTTCTTTGA